CATGGCGATTACCATCCCATTCGCAGACGCTTTGGTCAAACTAGACATCGTTTAGTAGGAATCTAAAATGGCAGTGACGTTGGCAGAGTTTCAGGCGTATGTGGGAACAGAGGAAACAACCTTCCCTCAGGAATGCCTGACTGCTGGACACGCCTTGGTAACCCGATACATCGGAACCAAGACCGTGCCGGTGTCAGTTCATGATCAAGCGACTCTAATCGCTTCGTCTGAACTCTTCCACCGTCGCTCAGCTCCTAATGGAGTGGCTCAGTTTGCCAGCTTTGATGGATCACCCATTAGAGTTGCTAAGGATCCATTGAATGCCGTTTACCCACTACTGATGCCTTACACGGGCTATGCAGTATGAGCGAAATCAATGCAGCTAAGGTCGAGTTTAAACTCGAATTAGTTGATGCGGGTTTGAACGTCCTGGAGTATATTCCAGAGCGAATCACACCGCCCATTGTTCTTCTAAACTCATCTAATCCTTATCTTCAGACATCTCAGTTTGGAGAATGGAGCCTTGGCATCGAATTGGTTTTGGTAGCTTCTACCGCGACCAACAAGAAAGCGACCGAGAATCTAGATCAGCTAATCGAGGATACTTTGAATGCCATAGAGCCTTTGACTTATGTTCGAATTACTTCTGTCAATCAGCCTTACAACCTACAGACCAACAACGCTGAGTTTTTATCGGCAAACATCTATTGCCAGCTCAACTTAACAATTTAGAAAGGTAGCCATGCCGGCTTCAACCAGAATCAAAGCACAAAACATCCTCTTCAAGTTTGGCGCAACCGAATACGCTTGCGACGCTAACTTGGTTCAGCTAACTCTCGATGACGCTCCTGGCGACGTCCAGACCTTCTGTGAGGTTCGCGTCGGTGGCCAATGGTCACTACAGCTAGACGGAATCGTATCCGGAGACGCTGCAAGCCTTTACCGCGTTCTTTGGGACAACTTCGGTTCAACCGCTCAGTTCACCATCGCGCCTAATGGAAACGCCAGCCCGTCTTCAAGCCAGCCTCACTACAAGGGAACTGTCACCTTCGACCAGATTCCTCCACTAGCTTTGGTTAGCAACGAGACCGCAGTATTCAGCGTAACCTTGACCGTGGTAAACACTCCTCACACCCCAGCTTCAGACATCTTCTACGGTGTCGAGGTAGACGCAACCGCTTAGTTATGGCTCAGCCAACTGGCATCAAGGTTGAAGGTCTAAAGGAAGTTCTTTTTGCTTTAAAACAAATTGGAGTTCCAACGGCTGAGGTTTCTGCAGCTTCTCAGGAAGCAGCCGAGATCGTAGCTTCTACTTCACGAACCTTGGTGCCAGTCAGGTCTGGTCGCTTAAAAGCATCCATTAGAACAAAAAAACAAGCTAGAAAAGTTCTTATCAGCGCTGGAAACAATACAACAGTTCCATATGCTGCTCCCATTCATTTTGGCTGGTTCTATGATAAGAACAACTTTGTAAACAAGAACATTTTGCCAAACCCGTTCTTCTCTAAGGCACTAGGTTTGACACGTGAACAAGTTTATAAAACTTACTTTGAAAACATCAATAAACTGTTTAACAAGTATTATAAAAAATTACCACCGAAGGGATAACACAGAATGAATAGCTTTGATTTTGAAAGCCTGACTCTTGAAGAAGTAGAGATCATCGAGAACCTAACAGGCGAAAGCATTGATAACGCCTTTGGCAACGCAAAGCCTAAAGGCAAGGCACTAAAGAGCTTTATCTGGGTTGTAATGAAAAGGGAAAATCCTAAGTTTACGATCGAGGAAGCAAGTAAGTTTACACTTAGCCAGGCGCTCGCCATGGTTCAGGGTGATGAAGCAAAAAAAGAATAAGGAAGCAAGCGGCAGTTAGAATGGCCAGCTTTTGCCAGGCATTCAACATCAGCCCATCGGAGTATAAAGCTCTGACAATGGTTGAGTTCGCGGCCTTCCTAAAAGTTTTGGAAGATGGTATTGACCGATGAGCTTAGTTCTCAATGTTGAAATCCTTGGTGCATTCAAGAATCTGACAGCAGCCACACAAGGCGCTAGCAAACAGCTCCAAGGTATGCAAGGCGCTGCAAAAAAGATTAGCGCTGGGATTGGTAAAGCTTTTGCAACAATCGGTGTTGGTTTATCTTTTGCCTTTATAGCTAGGGAACTCGAACAAGCCTCTAAAGCTGCAGTCGAAGACACTAAAAGCCAAGGACTCTTAGCCACAGCCCTAAAAAATACGACCGGGGCAAACAACGCCCAAATTAGCTCTGTTGAAAAAGCTATCTCAAAGATGTCGATTCAAGCAGCTGTCGCTGATGACACACTAAGACCGGCGTTTGCACAGCTCGCTCGAGCAACGGGCGATGTAGAGAAATCTACAAAGCTAATGAGCCTAGCTCTGGATGTTTCAGCTGGAACCGGTAAGAGCCTGGATGTTGTTGTAAAGGCATTGTCGCGAGCTGTTGGGCCCGATGGAACAACTGGAGCTCTTGAAAGACTTGCCCCGGCAATCAAGGGAGCTTCCGATCCACTAGCAGAGCTCGAGCGCCTATTTGCAGGAAGCGCCGAGAAGGCAGCCAACCTGGATCCATACCAGAGACTAAACGTAGCCTTAGGAGAAATCTCTGAATCACTTGGAACTCTTGTGGTTCCATTGGTTGAAGCATTCGCAGTAGCAATTGTAGACATACTGCCCAAGGTTCAAAACTTCTTTAGCGTTCTAAATCAAGCGCTCAATAGCCCAGCGGTTCAGAAAGCTTTTGAATCACTTAACAAATCTTTTGGAAGCCTTGGCGCATCCCTCGCTAAGCTCTTTGGTATTACAGCTGGCCCAGAAGCCTCAGGCTTTATCGGGTTCTTCGTTGTTGTATCTGGTCTTTTGGAGGGAATTGTAAAGACCGTAGATCTAATGGTTCAGGGTTTCAAGAACGCATTCCCAGTATTTAGAATCTTCTCAGACTTGGTAAACACAATCTCTACTGGCTTGGTCTCAATCTCTGGCTACACGCCACCGGCAACTCCAACCTTGACAAGCATCCCTAGCTTTACTGGCGCACCTGGTCAAAACGCAGGCTCAAAGAATGTCACAATCAACATCAATAAAGGCAACGTCACAGCCAAGGAAATTGCAACCGCAGTAAACAAGGGAACCAAGAGCACAGGAGCCCCATCAATTACTTCGGCTGCACTTAGGCGTCTCGGAGCACAATGATTCCGAACTTTAACATCGAGACAAACCTTCTAGTCGAGTTCTTACTTCCCGACGAGGATGGCAACAGCTTTATCCTAGGCATTAGCCTTTTGGGTGGAGACGATGTTTTAGGTGGCTACGGTGAGTTTGTAATCAACGAATCTCTTATCGGTGGCGAGGATGTTTTGGCTCCAAGCTCTGGGCTAAAGTGGCAGGAGGTTGGATGCCAAACTTCTCAGGTGGGGCTCAGTCTTGGGGGCAGCATTGCAGACGCAATCTACTTCCAACCCGAACCAGCCACGGCTAATCTCATACTTCAAAGCTTTGACCTAGATCCAACGGTAAACCAGAACATTAGGGCCAATACAAAGATTAGGGTCAGACTTGATTCTGAAGAACTAGATCGAGTTCTCTTTGTTGGCTATATCGATACCATCGACGTGACCTACTTCCCACAAGGCCCAAATCTTATTCGGATTAGAGCCTTTGACATTTACAAATCAATCGTAAATCTCCGTATCGATGACTGGGATACAACAGGACTACCAGGGGGAACTTACGCAACAGTAGATGAGGTCTTTGACCTTATTGCAATTAAGACCGGAACTTCTTTAGCGAGCCAATCACTTCCAGTCGAAGGCAAGATTCCTTCGGTTGAGCTTACTAACGTGTTAGTTCCAGATGTAATCAACGATGCAATCTCCGTGGGACTTGCAGTTGTTTGGATAGACCAGGACACAGAGGAGCTAACTGTTATCCCTCGACCACAAGAGGAAGAGGGAACTGCAACTACTTATATTATTGGCAACGACCATTCACTAAGCCCTTACCACCTATGTCTATCTGAGATAGTCGTTAGCTCGGATGCCGATGCTGTTTACAACTCTTTGAAGGTAGCTTTGACTTCTGACCCTGAAACCTTTGTAATTATAAGAGACCAGGATTCAATTGATCTCTACGGAGAATCAGCCATCGACGTGGCAATCAATACAACCGATTCGACTGAACTAAACCGTTGGGCTACTGCTGTTTACGAGCAAGCTCCAACAAAGCTAGTTAGTCAAGTCAGCACTCCGGCCAAGGACAGGCTCGGAAACCTAACTGAAGCATCGGTGTTTACACCGGGAACTCTGGTTGGGGTCAGTTATACTAAGGATCAGCTCAATATTGTGGGATACTACACTATCATCAAGGTAAACCACGACATCGATGTAGACAACTGGTTCACAACTCTCGAACTATGGAAAGCAGCTTAAATGGCATTCAAAGTCTTCTCTAACGGAAGCACATTACCCGCTTCAGATCTAAACGATTACCTAATGAGGCAGTCAGTCATGGTCTTCTCAAACTCAACAGCACGCGCTTCAGCTATCACTTCCCCTAATGAGGGAATGCTCACCTGGCTAGAAGACGTCAATCGCTTCCAGTATTATTCAGGCACAGCCTGGGTAGATTTGGGCGATGAGCCTTCTGGCTGGTCAGACAAGTCGGCCAACTACTCAATCGTTGCAGCTGACCTTGGAACTACTATCCGTTCAACTGGCTCAGCAATCACAATTACAATCGACAACGTGCTAACTCAGCAGGGCGATCGTATCGACTTTATCCAGGCAGGTGCCGGGCAGATTACATTCGCAGCTGGCGCAGGGGTTACCTTATCTTCAGCTGACGCAAAGCTAAAGACTGCTAAGCAATACGCAGCAGCTTCTGTTGTGTTTGGTGGCTCAGGTGTTTATTACTTGATTGGAAACCTAGGCTAACAATGCTTATCCCTCTTGGAATACTTGCCTCATCTACAATTAGTGCAATTCCCGTTAGCTTTTTAGTTATTGCTGGTGGAGGTGGTTCTTATATTGGAGGTGCTGGTGCTGGTGGATACCGGTCTTCTGTTGCAGGTGAATCTTCCGGTGGAGGGGCTTCGGCAGAATCTCCAGTATCTATCGAGCTAGGAACAAATTACACAGTTACAGTTGGCGCTGGTGGAACTGGCGGTTCAGCAAGCTCAACTTCAGGTAGCAATTCAATTTTCTCAACAATTACAAGCATCGGTGGAGGAAAAAGCAATAACGTTTCATCATTGCCAGCTGGAGGATCTGGTGGAGGTGCAAACAATACATCTACATTCGGGCCTGGAGCTGGAACTGCTGGACAAGGTTATGCCGGTGGTATTGGAGCACTAGACGGAACTGGCAACAATAACGCGGGAGCTGGTGGAGGTGCAGGCGCTTTAGGCGGAAATGCAACAACTTCTAGAGGAGGTAATGGTGGGGTCGGAGTAAGTTCGAGCATCACTGGCTCTTCAGTAACTAGAGCTGGTGGAGGCGGAGCCTACGGCTATATAACTATCGGAACTGGCGGCACCGGTGGAGGAGGAAATGGTGGAAATAACACTGGCACTGCACAAACAAATGGAACAGCTAATACTGGCGGTGGTGGTGGCGGTGGAATTACAGCTGCAGTAGGAAATGGTGGCTCTGGTATTGTAATTCTTTCCTATCCATCTTCTATTACAATTACAATTGGGGCTGGCCTAACTGGCACTACTTCAACTGTCGGTGCAAATAAGGTAACTAGCATCACAGCTGGAACCGGAAATGTGAGTTGGGCATAATGGCACACTACGCATTTTTGGATAAAAAGAATCTGGTTGTTGAAGTAATAGTTGGAATTGACGAGAATGAGCTAATTGATGGTGTTGATCCTGAAACTTGGTACGGTAAGTTTCGCAAGAAAACCTGTAAAAGAACAAGTTACAACGGCAACATCAGAAAAAACTATGCAGGTATCGGCTTTACCTATGACGCTGAACGGGATGCTTTTATTCCACCAAAGCCATATGAAAGCTGGAGTCTAAACGAAGAAACTTGTATATGGGATGCTCCGGTTGCTTACCCTGGTGATGGCTTCACTTACTTCTGGAATGAATCAGAATTAGCTTGGGAGTTGTCGGACTTCTCAGAATCTGAGGGGTAATGGCAGATGAAACAACGGGTGTTAAAATTACCCAGAACGCAATTTACGCTAAACAGCTTGAGCATGGAGAAACCCTAATCAAGATTCTGCAAAAGCTAGATCATTTAGATGACGTCCCGGACAGACTTCGAGAAGTCGAGCTTACTTTGGCACGCTTAGCCTGGATCGAGAAGATTGCCTACACAGGACTATCGGCTGCACTCGTTTCAATCATCGGACTAATAATCAGCTTAGGAGCTAAATAATGAGCGAACCAAACAACTTCACAATTGACGCCGGTGCCCGGTTAGTCAAAACTTTTGTCTATGAAAATCCAAACGGCACAGTTGTTAACTTGACTGGATACACCGCAACCTTTCAAATTAGAAGATCAACCTTTGGTCCTTTGATAACTTCCGCAACTCCAACAATCAACGCTTCGACTTATGTAATTACCCTGACTCTTACCCCAGAGCAGACCTTGTTGCTTCGCGACTCAAACTATGTTTACGCAATTCAGGTATCTAACGCCTCAACTGGAGATGTAAAGATTGCATCCCATGGAGCCCTAACAATAAACCAGGCGATTGTAAGATAGTGATCTGGCCCTACAAGAAACCGCTGCCTGCAATCACGTATGACTTTGGCTGGAGAATACATCCAATTTTGGGCTACAGAAAACACCACAACGGCACGGACTACGCTTCGGCAATCGGTCGAAAGCTATTCGCCGTGGCTGATGGTAAAGTCACTTACGCCGGCCCGAGCACTCTAAAGTTTAAGAACGGCGAACCGGCTGGCGGTGGCTACATCGTAAGAATCCAATTCAAGGATGCTGGCAAGTTCTACACAGCTACTTACATGCACTTGCGCAAGGGATCTCTAGCCGTTATCAAAGGTCAGAAAGTTAGCATGGGAGACTTGGTTGCAGAGTCGGGCAACACCGGAGAATCCACCGGGCCTCACTTACACTTCGAGATTCAGTCAGGACGCTTCTATACTTGGAATGCAACCGGACGCGGATACTTAGATCCAGTTCCATTTATCAAAGCAAGATTGGACAAATAATGAAACCAGAAACTTGGGCGCACTTACGCAAGGCACTTTGGAGCTACCTTCGAGCTGCATTGGCAGCAGTTGGAGCATTGGTTCTAGCTGGCATCGAAGACCCTGGAACAATCACAGCTTCAGCTCTTATCGCTGGAATCTTAGGCCCATTGGTTAGATCACTAGACCCTAACGATGACGCATTTGGAATCGGAGCTTCGGTGCAAGAGGCTTACCAAACAGCTAAAGAAGACGAGCCTCAGCCATAATGTCACACCCGGTCAATAGCATCGGGCCATGGAGATTACACAGAAAATAGAAGCTTTAGGCTTCGGCAGGTATTTAGGCACCTTTAAGCCTAACTCTCAAGAATGGCACGCTGCACGTGAAGGCGTTGGCGGTAGCGATATTGGTGCACTAATGGGCAAGTCACCATGGAAATCTGCTTATCAGCTTTGGGCCGAGAAGACCGGACACCTAAGCGATGAGATTAAACCATCGATGCCGATGAAACTAGGCACAGCTTTTGAAGCTCCTATTCGCGAACTATTTCGAGAGCAAAACGAAGGCTGGCTAAAGGTCTATGAGACTGGAACCTGGCAGAGCGTTGCTAACCCAATTCTAAAAGCCAACCCCGACGGCATCATCGAATGGGAAGATGGAAAGCTCGGAGTCCTTGAGATCAAGTTCACCAGGCAGTATTGGGATGAGCTACCTGAGCACTACAACCTTCAAGTTCAACATTACCTTCAAGTTCTAGGTCTTGAGCGCGGTATCGTCGTAGCGGTCGCAGGAGGCGATTGGAAAGAGTTTGAGGTCGTTTGGGATGATTCCCTTCAGAAGGACATGAAAAAGGCTGTACGAGCCTTCTACGGCCTTGTGACATCAAATAAGCCCCCAGATTACGACGGCAGCACATCTACTTACGAAACCGTTAGGGAGCTATCTGAAGGCCTACAGGAAGGCGAGATGGAGCTTGGGTCACTTTGGTCTAACCTGGTTGCAACTAAGTCCGAAGCCGATTACTGGGCCAACGCGCTCCAGGCACAAAAGTCGGCGGTTCTAGCATTCCTTAACGGAATCAAGTATGGTCTCTACCAGGGCGAGAAGGTAATCTCACTTCAAGCCCGAAACGGTAAACCCTTTATCACATTCAAATAGGAGAAAACACAGATGGCATTTGACTTATCGAACTATGAAACCGTGGCCGATCGTATCCAGAAGTTTTGGAAGACATGGCCACAGGGACGCATCATCACAGAAATCAAACTAATCAACGAAACTGAAGTTGTAGTCCAAGCTTCAATCTTTACTGACCGAGAAGACGTTAGACCTGCATCAGTAGATTGGGCGCATGAGACTCGAGGATCGACCCACATTAATCGGGCAAGCTTCTTGGAGAATTGCGCCAGCTCTGCAATCGGTCGCGGACTAGCAACCCTTGGTCTAAGCACTTCTAAGAATCGCCCATCGAGGGAAGAGATGATTAAGGCAACTCGAGAATCTCGGAACTACATCGAGGAAGCTTCTGAAGCTGCAGCGAACAAGGATCTAGAAACCCTAAGAACTATCTACAACACGGCTCTAAAGTCACAAGTTGATAACGATGTTCTAGAAGCCATCAAAGGCTTGGCTGATTCCATAAAGTCCAAGTAATGTGAAAGGGCTGTGACCCACAGAAAAGTCACAGCCCGACGCTCTTGGCGTCACCCAACCACGATGGGCAATCACAGTATAGCCCTAGGAAGGCACAGAATGAGCCTAGAAGCCCTATCAGCCGTCTTGAACCATTCCCATAGCACCGGCACGGCCCGAGCCCTTATGACGGCTTTGGCGTGGCACATTGGAGATGATCCTGAAGAAGGCTGCTATCCATCACAAACTCGCCTGGCTAAATTAGCCGGGTGCTCCGTTAGACAAGTTCAACGCAATCTCCTAAAGCTGGTCGAGCTCGGTGAGATTGAAATGTCGCAACATGACGGAATCGGGTATCGGTTCGACAGAATCACCAATCGGTACTGGATAACATTAGACTGTCCCCAAGGTTGTGATGGCACTTTAAGTCACAATCTACGGGGCGTCAGAAAAGGCAAAACGGGACGGCGTTTAAGACTTATCGGGGTGACACCCACGACGTCACGGGACGGCGTAGATGTCGCCTTAAAGTTAACTAATAATTAACTTAAACTTAAAAGAACACTAGAAAGGAAAAACACAGAAATGGCAACAGTAATTATCTATGGAAAAATAGCGGAGGTAGTAAACGAAGGTTATCCAAGGCTCAAGGTCTGGGAGAGCTATGACTTCAAAGGCGAACAACGCAATCGTTTATGGACAGCCTGGCTAGACAACGGCAGCAACGTCCAGAAAGATGACGAAGTATCCATCGAAGGATCACTAGGAACTAAGGTCGGAACTTACAACAAACCAGGGCAAGAAACCAAGCAGGTAGTTGAACACTCACTAAACAACTGCCTAGTGAAGGTTGTAAAGCACGCAGAACCTAAGAGCTCAACCCCAATCGAAGACGTAATAAACATCATGGCCCCACCACCAGGAATACCGCAGAATAACCCGTTCTAATGTTCGAGTTGTTTATTGCCGGTGACCCAAGACCGCAGGGATCTAAGAAGGCATTCAATCGAGGAGCACACATTGTCCTGGTAGAAGCCAACAAAGACCTGCCAGCTTGGCGAGAGCACATGAAGAAGATGCTCGAGCTCAAAATGATGGAGTTCGACAATCGCTTCGATGTAGCAGTCTCGGTGTCTTTGACCTTTTGGCTACGAAGGCCCAAGACCGTCACCAGGCAATATGCAACTCAAACCTATGACCTCGATAAACTGACCAGAGCCGTATTCGACAGCCTCACGCAATCGGGCGTAATCAAAGATGACAGCTATGTTGTGGATCTAACTGCCCGGAAGAATTACAACGACTTACATGAACCAGGCGTTCTAATCAGCCTTACACCGTTCGATAACAGTTTGATAACGCAGGGCGTGTCGGAGATAGACCGCAAACGCAGAGGCCTAGTTTGAGGCTATGAAGATTCTATTTTTAGATCTAGAGACCTCACCAAACTTGGCTCATGTATGGGGACTCTGGGATCAGAACATAGCAATAACACAGATAGAGCGCTCCACCGAAGTCTTATGCTGGGGAGCTCGATGGCTTGGAAGCGACAAGGTAATCTTCAAGTCAGTTCACCATCATGGTAAAGAAGCGATGCTGGATGAATTACATAAAATCATGGATGAAGCTGATGTCTTAATCGGTTGGAATAGCGCAGCCTTTGACTCAAAGCACATCAAGCGCGAGTTTATAGAAAACGGCTATTTACCACCTAGCCCATGGATAGAACTAGATCTAATGAAGGTTGTCCGGTCTCAGTTCAAGTTCCCAAGCAACAAGCTCGACTACGTAGCACAAAAGCTGGGAGTCGGAGCTAAGGTGCAACACTCAGGGTTTCAGCTATGGCTTGACTGCATGGCCGGTATCCCTAAAGCCTGGAAAATGATGAAGGAATACCAGATTCAGGATGTAAACCTTCTCCTCGATCTCTATGACATCTTGCTTCCCTGGATAAAGAATCATCCTCACGTTGGAGCAAGCGAGGGCAGACCAGAAGCCTGCAAGAACTGTGGAGATAGCAACGTTCGTCCCCATGGATCACAAATGTCAGGAGCTGGAAGATATAGGAAATACAAGTGCGCTAAGTGTGGCACTCACCATCGAGGCGAGCTAATCGCTCGAGGTGTCTACAAATAACAATTTGATAACAAACCTTGGATAAATAACATAAACCTCTAGCTGATAACCATAATTGACATACCACACACAGAAAGGCAACAAATTGTTAAACATAATGAGAATAACTATGGCACTAACAGTTGTTATATCGGTCACAATCTTAGGCTTTGCAATAGCTGAACCAACACTAGGCCTCCTGGCATTGGCAGCTTCAATCCTGTTTCTAAAAGCTGATTGGAGTAGATGATGGACTTCGAGAAGATAGTCGATAAGCACAAAGACCAAATCGCTGAGCTATCCATCCTTGGCTTCAATCTTGGCGTAACCGAAGGCCGGACGATTGAACGCAATCGAATTATTAGAGAGCTCGATGGGCAAATCTGTTTCGAGTATGCAACTGAGGGCTCATGCGAACACTCAAGCTGTTGGGTATTAGACAGCGCTCTAAAGCTAATCAAGGAGGATCTAAAGTGACACCCTGGGGATCTAAAGAAGTAAACGCACAAAAGAAGGCCGACAAGGTAATCAAAAGCTTTAGGACTTCAATCTATTCAGATGGCTTCTTGAATGGCGTTAGGTATGCCAGGAATCAAATCGTAGAGTTCCTCGATGCTCACTATGCGCTTGGAGACATCCTCACCGTTGAAGAGATCATCAAGGAATTAGAGTATTGGAAGATTCAAGACAACCAATTGAAAGGATTAGCAGATGGCATTATGGCACCAATCTACGGCTTGGGTAAAAGCGAGGACGTATGCGAAGACTGTTTTGGAGCCGATCTGTGTCTCGTGTGCGAAGGAGCTGACAGGTGAGGACTGGACAATTGATCACATCGTTCCTCCAGGGGAAGGCGAGCCCAATCATGACATCAACAACCTCCAATCCTTATGCAGAAGCTGCAACGGTAGAAAGCAAGACCGGGTATTACAACGCATCACCTGGCGCAATCCTAGGTATAGCTAGGGGCAGGGTAATGACGGGAGGGGGTGGCTATTGGGCACGGCATCGGTCAAGGCTGCTCAAGCTAAGAAGAAAGAGACCTAAACATCGAGGAACCCTTATTAAATATGGCTGGAGGTCTCAATTGTTGTGGATCAGGCTCAGTTGGAGGAGCCATTGGAGGCCGGAACTTCAAAATAAAATTGAAAGACTCAAGAACTTTCTAACAAATAACTAAAAAAAATTGACTACAGTTTTTTCTGTAGTCGCTGTTTCAC